AAACAAATGGCAGTTCAGGAAGAATTAACTCAGTTAACTCAAGCAATTCAACAAATGGGTCAACAATTACAACAAGTTGCATCTGATAGTTCAAAGAATGATGAAGAAATTTTCAAGATGGTTGAAGGAATTACTGACGCTATTGAGAAGTTAAAACAAAAAACTTTACAACTTGAAGATAAACATGATACAATTGTAAAAGAAAAGCAAGAGTTGGAAAGAATAAACAAAATTAAAACAGATGCTTACAATTCTGGTTACTTTGATGCGGAAGATGTCTATACTACTCAGATGAAAGAGAAGGAACAGACTGAAGCAATGATGGGAACTGAAGAAGAACAATCTCCTACAGAACAATTACCTGATGATTTGCTTAATGGAATAGAACAACTATCTGACGACCAACTCAAAGTATTACTTTTAAAAAACCGTAAACTAGCTGACTTAATAAAATAGGAACAACCGAAAAGGATTCCAAGGAGGAACATATGAATTTAGACCAGTTTAGACAAATTAAGGCTCAAGAAAAAGAACAAACCAAAGAAACTATTGAGCAAAAACCAGCAGAAATAAAACAAGAAACGAATCAAGAAGAAATCAACACAGATAAACAAGAGGAAAAAGTAGCAGAATTACCTTCTAAAATTACTATTGCAGGAATTGGTGAAGTAGATATTGAAGAATTAAAAAATGGGTATTTAAGACAAACTGATTATACTAAGAAAACTCAAGAAATATCTAATATGAAAAATGAAGTTAAAGATGCAGTAACGCTGTATGAATTTATGAGAGCAAACCCAGATGTTGCAAAATTAGTTGTTGAAAAAGCAAAAGATACTAATATAACAACTATAACGCCTGAACAGAAAAGAATTAAATCGCTTGAAGATGAATTAATGTTACAGAAACGTAATGCTGAAATCGCAGAGTTATCTGCTAAAGATAAAGATTTTAATCTTGTTGAAGTAGAATCAGTAATGGAAAGTAGAAATCTTAAATCATTAAATGATGCATATAAGATTTGGAAATCAGATAAAGCTACTAATCAACCATTAGATTTAGAATCGCTTACTAAAAAAATTAAAGATGATTTATTAAAAGAATTAGGAACGCAAGTTGATACTAGAAGTATCATGAATAACGGTGGAACTGCAAATGTAGAGAATACTCAAGCAGAATTAACACCAATTGAAAAGCGTATAGCTAAAAATTTAAAAATGTCTGAAGCGGATTATCTCCGTTATAAGAATATAAAATAAGGAGGCAAAATGAAAGATTTATTTAGAATCGACTTACAGAGATTCGCTACTCCAGTTCAACCAACAGTAGATAATACTTTCAATTATACCGATGCTGATAGAGACAATGAAGCCAATTTTGGTAAATTGCTTGAGCCAGGTTTAAGAAAGATTTTCTTTGAAACTTACGATGAACTTCCAGAGCAATACTCTATGATTTACAACATGGATACTTCTACAAAAGCTGTAGAACATGATTGGGGAATGGGTGCATTTGGTGATTGGACTGAAAGAGCTTCACAGTTTGACACAGTTGCATACAAAACATTAAGCCCAGGTCTTGATAGACGTTATGTACACTCTGCATTTACTCAAGGTTTTATGGTTACTAGAGAAATGTATGATGATGAAATGTATCGTCAAATGGAAAAATTACCTAAAGCACTTGCTAGAGCAGGTAGAGCTAAGGTAGAAAAAGATGCAATGACTCCTTTAATTAAAGGTTTCGACAAAGCTAATTATCCAATTTATGATGGAGAAGCTCTTTTCTCAGACGCTCACCCATTACTTGAGATGGATTATGTAGCTACACCAACAGCACCAAAAGGTGTTAACTTAGCAACAGGAGTACTTAATGATGCTAACTTAAAAATTGCTGTACAAATCATGAGAGAGACTCTTGATGAAGCCGGTAATATTGCACAATTTAAAGCAGACAGACTTATTATTCCACCAGCACTTGAAGATACAGCAATCAGATTGCTTAAATCTACTCAAATTGCTGGAGGCGAGTTAAATGATACAAACAAATTCTTAAATTCTTATGGAATTAGTGTTGTTGTAATGGATTATCTTTCTGAAGCCGCTGGTGGTAGTGATACTCACTGGTTCTTACAAGATAGTTCAAGACACGAACTTAACTTCTTCTGGAGAATTAAACCTGAATTTGAATGGGACAAAGACTTTGACACTTATGTGGCTAAGTACAAAGGTTATATGAGATACTCTTATGGTGTTTCTGATTACCGTGGTCTTGTAGGTTCTACAGGATTATAATAACTGAACCTTGAGGGGTAGGGTGAATGCCCTACCTCTTTTTATATGGAGGTTAATATGGGATATGAAATATTAACAAGAAGCGGTGGTAAATTAAAACCACTTATAGGTGATGATATCGATGGCGCACTTATAGTTATGGAGAATGACCATTGGGAGAATCATAAGGGAATGCTATATGGTGGTTATTATGAAAATATGTCTGCACCCGGTGCTGTTTTTGCTTTTAGTTTTAAAACACCACCAATAGAATATGGAATTGTTCATTATCGTTCGGCAGGAATTCAGCCTACTAAAGATAATGTAAGAACACAAATTTATGAAGATGCAGTAATAGATGTAGAAGGAACTATTGTACAATTTGATTGTAATAATAGATTAAAAAATACACCATTACCTAGTGAATTAGAATTAAGAGCTGGTACAACATTTAGTGATGATGGTATATTATTATCTGGCTTTTCATCATTTTTACCTGGAGTTGCAGGAAATGGTCAAGAACGTATACCTCAGGCTGGTGGTGCTAGTTTAGATGAACTTATTATGAAACCTGATACTGTTTATAGATTTATAAATATAAACGGTTCAGACCAAACAAATGTTATAGCAAGTAAATTTAGATTTTATTTAGTTAAAAGAGGAGAATAATTATGTCAGATAAATTTAAGTTACAAGAACCATTAAATGCAGAAGAAAGATATTTATACGGTATTAATGTACGTCTATCAATTCTTATCGAGCAGATGAGTTCGTTATTAGACCACATTGCAAAGAAAGATGAAGTGGCAGTTACAGAAACAATTGAAAAATTAGAAACTGTAATAGACAAAACAGATGATGTTATTGAAACTGTAAAAGAACCGGTTGTTGAAAAGAAAACAAGAAAAAAAAGAACCTCTAAGTAAGGAGGATAAAATATGACTAGAGCACAATTAATATCAATGGTTCGTGCTAATGCAAGGGATTTTACAAATTCTATATTTAGAGAAACTGATATAATCCTTTATATTAATGAGGGCGTTGATAGAATTAGACAAGTAATAAAAGAATGTAAACCAATGATATACTTGGCAACATCAACTCAAGTACCAATTATCTTACCTGAGGAATATCATTCACTTTTATCTACATTTGCAACAGCAAGATGTTTTGCACAAGATGAGAGTTTGATGCGTTCTATATCATTCATGAATGAGTTTGAACAAAAGCTTAGTGAATTAAAAGAAGATATTCAAAGTGGAGATGTTGTTTTATTAGATGCTGAAGGAATAGAAGTTGAATCAACATATGAGCCTGAATATGTAGATTTAGCTAGTTATTGGGAAGATACCGTTACGGAGTTAGAAGAATCAGTAGAAGATTTAGTGTAAGGAGGAACTTATGGCTTTTGTACAAAAACTTAATATACAACCAAATCCAGTTAATAGTTTTTCCTTACGTGATTTTTCAGGTGGATTAAATAATCGTTCTGATGAAGTTACTGATATTCAATTAACTGATGTTTTGAATATGATGTTTTCAGATGAAACATTATTAGAAACACGAAACGGACAAGAATATTATAATGAAACTATATATCCATCTCCAGTAATATTTATGGATGAATATAGTCCTTATATTGGAAATACGCAATTTGTAACTGCTACTGAAACAGGAATATATTTTGATGAGGTTCTTGTAAAAACTGTTACTGGAAAAGTTAATGGTATTACACATGAGGGTAATTATTTCTTTGCAGATGGAAGTAAACTATATTGCTATGGAAAATTTCCTCAAACAGATAGTACCTATATAGATATAATTGGCACTGCTGTAGATGAATATCGTGTTATGGAAATAAAATCACCACCAGAAGGATATACTCCATTAGATGATACACATCAACAAGGTGTTACCGTATACGATTATGCTTTAAATGAAATTTATTATGAACCATGTACTAATGAATTAACTGACACATATAAAGGTGCTAATGTAGTACCTGATGGTGTTAAATATATTATATCTCACAAAGGCAGAATATTTATAAGTGGACAAGACAATGATGATGATAATGTTTTTATAGGTGATATACGTTCTAATTTTTATTTTCCAGTCTATTTGCCTGTACAAGTCCCACCTGATTCGGATAAAATTAAGGGATTAATTGTTTATGATGATGATGTTGTAATTGGTAGGGGTTCAGATTTATATAGTTTGTCTGGAGATACTAATAGAAGTGATACCGGTGCAGAAATATTTAATCTTAGGAAGATTAATACACATACCGGTCTTGCAGGAATTGATACTATGGATATAGTAAATAATTATTTGTTCTTCTTTGGTGCAGATGGTAATGCTTATGGTTTAGATGCTACTAGAGGAGATTATAAAGTTGTAAGGTCTACTATTATAAGTAAGTCTATTGATGTGACAAAAGCACCTATAAATTGGACTGCTGAAGATTTAGTTAATGCACACTCAATTTATTTTAATGATTACTGGTATGTGTCTAGTGCTGGTAAAACATTAGTATACTCATACAGAAAACAATCATGGTTGTTATTCGATAAAATGTATGTTAATAATTTTTATATAAAAAATGGAGAGTTGTTATGGGGAGATAAT